ACCAGACTGATGAGCGACATCATCAATAACTCTATAATCCGAAATATCAACGAAGTCAGGCAAAATGCCATGAACTTTCTGATAGTTCAACAAAAATTGTTTTGAGTTATCTTGATATCTCGCCATAAGATGGTACCATGTCTCTAGTCCTTCCCCAAGGAAGGGTTCGAGTTGGAACTCGCGTGCCACTTCATTAAGAAGGGCATGTTGTTCCTCAAAAATAGTCCTACCGTGCCAGAACCATTCTGAATTCGCGCTCCGCAACATATCTGCCGCTTGAACTTCAGGGCTCACCACATCTGAAGGGGTCCATGTCATCAACATTTTATGGATACTTCCCACTTCAAGTGGTGCTATCATTGTGTTAGTCTCTTCACACCAACGCCAAGATCTCTTTAAAAAAGAGCCCTCTTCAATATCAATATACGCTAGACTCTCCGAGCTCTTATCAGCCATAGTATAAACTACGCCGATCTTAGCAAGGACATCTCGTATAGCAGTATGGGTAAAGAACGGTGCTCTAAGTGAAACCCCCATGCCGTTGTCATCACCATAGGTGATTAAAGCGACATAGAGTTTAAACTCATGAACATTGTCCAGGGGTGAACAGTGAATCCACACAAAACGCATGTATAAACTGTTCACAATACCATTGATAATTGCAGTGAGTGCTTGTCCCGAAGGATTCTTACCACACAGCATAATCAGATCTCCGAAGAACTCTAAAAATGCAAATGCGATATCATAGCTCATACACCGCAGGAGACGCGCGTGTCGCGCAGTTCCGCCAAATCGTTCGATGAACCGGGCCATAGTCTCAAATGCACCAAGTAAAAATACTGGATGCATAGACTTGTCATAACCTTGGAAATCACCAAAAATAAGGCGTTTCTTCCCAAATTGTGTTAAGTACTGGTATAACCAGTCCCATTCACAGGATTGAGCCTCCATCCCAGGAGCACACTCAAATTGGAAGTGATTTGATTGGGCAATACGAACAAAACATAAAGTGAGCATACGCATCACTATAGTCAACTCGATCGTCGAAATCATAAAACCGCGGACTTTGCCTTTTGCAACTTTCTCCCTAGGGAGAGCTTCATCTTTCAAGGCCATCTTGAACACCGGGCTTGCCCGTTGATCTTGATTATACCTCTCTAGCATTAGTTCAACCCGTTCCACCACTTCTGGAGTAACCTCAACAGCGTCGGGGTAGTCTTCAGTAGGTTCGAGTGAGTTCAAAAGGGCTTTCTTCGGCTTGGAGTATGGGAAACCAGCGCTCGTAGAGCGCTTAATGGAATCCACATACTTCAATCCGGGGACACCATTGATAGCAGTATGCATATCGACAATCATAACTTCATCTTTCCACTTGGGATTGATGTTGCAAAAATCACCAGTCAATGCTTCAACTGCTTTTTCAACGGTATCTGTGCACACATCATCATGAACCACCACTAGCTCACTCAAGAGCTTATACTTCGGTTCCCATCCTTTTGCGTTTGGACGACAATGAGTATCCTTATATCCCTTATTAATGAGATATGGTGCGAGCATGGATGATTGCGTGCGGAATTTGGGAGCAGCACGGAACCCTTCAAAGGACCCATAACATTCAGCAACTCCCCCTTGTACGTAATTGACGGGGCTCTTACGATGTAAAACACCGGGAACTCCGACATTAGTAGAGGGGGCATCGAGCATTGGAGGAGCATCACTCACAAGGAGAGCACCATCTAAAAGATGGAGAATATCCTCATAAGTGGTTTTAATAGCACCAACTTTACCATTGGTGCCACCAAGCTGATGGATGCCAACAATAATAGGCCCAGAGCCACTCTTTGCTACCAGGATGGCGCCACAATCACCTGACTCTGTTTTAGTTTCAGCTTTACCCCAAAAAACTTGGGTTTGCTTCTGTAAAACAGAGTTATAGTGAGTTGCTTCAAAAATCCCGACCACAGATCGCGAGAACATTGCCCCGTCTGTGTTACGTCCAAGGTAAAAACCATTTGCGCGAAAATTACGTAATTCTTTACGAATAAAGAGTTCAGTAATATTGCGCATAGGCGGCACCGCTTGACAACGAAAGATCAGGAGATCCTTAGCAAAATCTTGCTTAATATCACACTTCCCCAAAGTGAAGTTGACATTACCAGTAGGACCACTTTGTACTCGGGATCTAACGAGCTGACACTTAATTCTCCCTTCCATAACTGGTAAAGAGTGGTTGGTTGTCAAAAAGTATTGGCCGCCAAGGCCGATACATTTCGCCACTTTCCAACTCACACCGTCATAGAAACGAACAAATGCACAATTACGAAAAAGAATCTCTTCAATCCGTTCACGTGGCATTTCTTTCCAAGAAATAGTGTGACGGCCAATATCTAAGGCACTAGGCGTATACGCTTCGCGCTTCCAGATACTGTCTGGATCATCACCTGGAGCTGGTCTCTCACCAATAGTAGATAGCAAACCACCTTGCATTTCAGGTTTCTCCCTATTCAAAGAGATATAAACACCAAAAGCTGCTAACGCAACAGTGAGAATGACAACGATCAACTTGACGAGATAACTGGTGGAGAAATAAAATTCTACCACAAGGTTTCCACACCTTTTTAATGATGCAGCACCTTCTTTAGTTCTCCGCCAAGTGGCGATAATCATCTCACGTGGTTTTGGTTTCCACGACTCCTTGATTGTCTCCCAATTATTACGGAGGGTGACAAGGATTATGTAACGCATTTTCACGTAGGCAAGCCTCATGACAGGATCAAGGACAGTTTCCTTGAGTTTTCCTGTGTACCACTTCTGGCAGCCCAATAGAACAACGCTCAACATAAGAGACGT